CGGGGCGGTGAGAGCCTTGACGCCCGCTGAAATAAAAAGGTTTGACGAGGCAACCATTCGGAGTAAACTTGCGGCGAACGACAGCCCCACCCAAGGAGACTAACGACATGGCTTTGTCAGATAGGCCGAATGGCCCGGTATCACAGGCCGCCACTGTGCCCAACCAGATCCCGATGAATACGCAAGCTGGGCAGGCCGGGCCTCTCCCCGCCACCCAAGCCATCGTTTCCACCGCCGAGACTCTCATCCTCAGCCCCGAGCTGGCAACCGTCGCCTTGATGTGCGCGCTCGGTCCGGACACGACGATTGAACAGACCGTCTTTGACTTCTTCGCCTCGGGCATCATCGAGACGACCAACGCCACCAACGTCACCATCAAGATCTACGAGGGCGCGGTCATCGCAGCGGGCAACCTGCTCGGATCGAGCGGCGCGATCGCTCAGAACGGTGCCAGCGTGGCCGTCCCCAACGTCGCCGCATGGTTCGCCCACGCGAGCCTCATCTTCGACTCGGTGAGCGGCGTACTCGCCGGCACGATCGAGTTCTACGTCAACAAGACGATCGTGGCCAAGGTCACCCTTTCCAATTTCGTCGCCGGCTTCGCCAACACCGGCAACCCCTCCGCCAATCCGCCGACGTACCCGAACCTCCCGTCCTTTTGCATGAGCTTGACATCGAGCGCCGCAACCGCGTTGCTGCCCACGACGATCAACGTGCAAAAGTTCACCGTCGGCTAGACATGACCCCCGCGCTCCGCTTGGTATCGGACGCCAAGTGGAGCCGGATGGTCATTTACGGGGGGTTGGGTTTTCCTGGCCGAGAGCTTCGCCCCCCACCCATTTACCCGCAGCAGACACATACTCCACCAAAAAGCAGTAGACGGGGAACGGCCGAGCAGTGGATGCGGCCGTTCCCAGGAGGCAAGATGGCGAAGGAAAAGGAAGAGAAGGGCGGCGAAGGCAAGCCGAAGCGCAAGCACCTAGTCGAGATCCGCACCGAGGAGGCGGAGGACGGCACCTACGTCCACCATCACACCTATGCGGACAAGAGAGGCGGCCACCGCGAACCCGAGCGCCGCAACGTAGCCACCAGCAAAACTCCAGACGAAGCAGGCGAGCACTCCGCCGAGCAGTTCGGCATGAACGGCCCGGCGCAAGCGGATCCCGGCGCAGGCGAACCGGCCGAGGGCGACGATGCAACCAGCGGCGGCGATCCCGGCGCCATGATGGCAAGCGGCGGCGCACCAGGAGCGTAAGCAGGTGGCCATCGATCGCAAAAGAGTCGAACACGACGCCGCATATCGCGAGGATATGCGGCATCGTTTTGTTACCGATCACTTCTTTGCGGCCGAGCTGATGGGCTTCCGCGACTTCCATCCGATCCTTCACCGCCCCGCCGTTGATCTGTATTTCGGCAAGAACCCCAACATCAAGATCCAAGACCAGCACCCGATCAAAAACCGGATGCATCTGGATCCTCGATTCACTTTCAAAACGACTCTCGGGCGCGTGGACGATGTGCAGTGGCTTGCTGCCTTCCCCGAAGAGATCACCCTTCTCAATCAAACCGCAACCCAGCCGCTCGCCAAGGCCATCTCGAAGAGCGAGGCTAGTTATTTCTGGCAGAGCAATTACGCCCAGCCGACCGACATCCAGCTCCTATTCCCCGAAGTCGTGACGATGGTGGAACCGTTCAAAGGGCAGGCCGAGACGTGGAACACGCCCACGCGCAAGGGTGGAGAGCTGGACAGTTCGATCGCCTTCACTTCCCCGCTCAGCGTGCAATCCGGCTGGCATCCCATCGTCCTCAACTCCGATGACATGGCCGAGACGAACAACAGCGGGATCCACGCCTCGCCCGAGCGCCGCAAAGGCGTTATCGACACCTACCACACCAACAAGAACGCGCTCACTCCAGGCGGCTACAACAATGTCAGAGGTACCCGATACCATCCTTTTGAGCTATACGGCGACATCCTCGAGAAGATGGATCCCGATATGTGGAAGCTGCTGATTCGCTCGTCGATCACAGTCAAGAGCGGGCAGCGTTTGGTGCCCGGAGACTTTCCCGCAGAAGAGGATGTCATTCTCAATTTTCCCGGCATCCCCGGCCTCACCTATCGCGAATTGCGCGGCAAGTTTTATGAGAACTATGAGAGCTTCATGTGCCAGCAGCAGAACGATCCGCAGGGCGGCCACATCGCAACCTTCGATGAGAAGATGTGGGAGACTTCGCAGATCGATCCCGACCGAATCCTCCCCTACGGCGGAGAAACGTACACCTGCTGGCAGATGCCGTATAAGGATCTCCCAGCGGCCGGCGCGGCCGCGCGCATCATCGACGGCCGGATCCACGTCGTAGAGTGCTGGCAGGGCAATTACACACCAAGCCGCCTCGCCGAGAAGATGGTCACCGAACACAAGCGCCTTCAGGCCGAGTGCATGATGATCCTCGAGACGCCCGGAAGCAATTTTATGGCTGGCCACATCCGCAACGAAGCCGCAAAGAAAAACATTAGCGTGCGGATCATGTGGATGGATTGGGAAGAGAACGAAGAGCGGCGATCGAACGAAGTCAAACAACTCGAACCGATGATGAAGGTGGGCCGCGTACTCTTTTCAACGGCAATGAACAAAGCCCAGGAGTGCCGTCGCCAATTCGTACACTTTGGCCTAGTCGAAGAGAAAGGCATCATCGAGTGCGTCAGCAAATTCGCCGCGATGGTGCCGCTCTCGCAGCTGCGCGCAAACCTCGCAGAGGAAGAGCTGGAGTGGCAGCGCCGCCGCCGCGAAGACTCTTTGATAAGCTCATTTCTAAATCAACAGGGGATGCCGGCCGTGGACGAACAGGCGCAGCAAAAAGCGGTGGCGCACATACAAGCCACCGAGCGCACTGCGACATTCAACATGCCGCCGCTACCGGGAGGCCTCGATGGATGATTCGTTAGAGATCGCAGCAAAGCCGGGCGGCGATGGGATGCCGCAGGGCAACCAGCTCACACCGCTCATCCAAACCGATCAAGTCACGCTCGACCCGGACGGCATTGCGCCGCCGACGTTCGACGACGACGCGGCCGTAACGATCGCATGGATGGACTATCAGCGTGCGTCCGCATGGCTCGACACAAACTCATGGCTCGCAGAGTGGCAATACGTCGATTACCTCTATCAATCGCCTAACTACGATCGCGACTGGAGGATGCAGACCAACCGGCCCGCCCGCATCAGCCGATTCAACATCGCCAAGAACAGCAATACGATGTCGAACCAAGTGCGCCGCGGCATCTTCGCCGAGGACCAACCGTTCCTGCTCGAGCCGACCGGCAAGCTCGCCGGCGACGAGAACGCGCAGAAATACATCGACGCATGGACGGAGATATTTAGCATCCTTTCCGACCGCGCCGACTTCGAGTATCAGCTCAGCTTGCTCATTGAAAGTCAGGTGCTACAGGGTACCGGTCTAGGCGATCCCGGATGGGAAGAGCGAGAGGTTATCCGCAAAACGCGCGTGCGCAAGACCCCGCCTGTACAGCCCAACGCGATGCCGCTTCCAGGCGCGGCCGCAACCAAGCCCGTCAACACATGGGAGAGCGACGATTACAAGGTGCGCGAAGACAAGGTGATCGAGAGCTGGCCTTACTTCGAATTCCGCAGGCTCGGCACTACGATCTACGATGAAAAATGGCGCACGCCGAACCGGCCCGATCTTAGCGCCCACCACAAGATCAACGTGGACTTTGTAACGTTCGAAGACCTTCAGCGGATGCGCAAATTCACCTGCTATAAGGACATCCCGAACGACGAGGATCTCAAAAAGTTTTTCCTTTCCACTCCTCAAGGCGATGCGCAGGTTGCCACTCAAACAGCTAACTCCATGAACATGGAGTCCAGTGTCGTGCTGCACGCGGTCGGTGAGAACAAGCAAACCAGCCACAACCCTTTCGAGCATCCCTTCCTGAAGATCGCCTACTGGACAGAGCATCATGTGATCGAATTTTTGATCTATCAAGGACGGCGGAAGGCGATTCGCAACGAACCTCATTGCCTCGGCACGCACGCGCTCGGCTACGCGGCGAATTGGTGGAACATTCCCAACTCTGGCTATGGCCTCGGCATCGGCCGTTTGAACGCCGGCGATCAGCGCATGGATCAAGGCGTACTGAATGAAGTGCTGAAGATGATCGCCTTCCCGATGAACGCGCCCATCCTCTACAACTCCGCAGACGGCAACGCGCCAACGCAGAACGTCGTGATGGGCATGGGTACATTTTGGGGTGTCAACGCACCCGATGGCGACGTGCGTAAGGCCTTCGGTTTTATGCAGAGCCCGAACGTTCCCCCCGAGGCGTGGAAGATCTACCAGTTGGGCAAGGACGGAGGCGAGGATCTCGTAGGGGCTAACTCAACCGCCATGCAGGGCAACCTCGGAGGCCCAGGCTCGAGCGCGATGAGAACGGCGGCAGGAGTGAACCGGGTAGGAGGAAAGGCCGACGAGAACATCTCGGATCCGATCGCCCATCTCGAGGGCATCATCAAGCGCTGGATTGAATTTCTATGGATGATGGTGCTCGAGCAGATGCCGATCCGCGAGATCCGCGAGATCCTTTCCGACAAGTTTGGAGCGAAGATCCTCGAAGAGATCGACGCCGAAACCTTCCTCAACGCAAAATTCAACATCAAGATCCTCGCGGGCGCGAAGCTGCAAGCCAAGGCCGCGATTTCACAGATCATCCCGTTCCTTCTCCAGCTCACGCAGCAGCCTCAGTTGCTCGAATTCATGCACCAGAAGGGCGAGACAATCAATTTTGCAGCGATCGAACGTCTGTTTATGCAGATGAGCGAGCTACAGGGACGCCAAGACATCATCGTGCCCCTTTCCGACGATCAGAAACAGCAGGTGCAGCAGAACAACCCGGCCGCGATCAAAGCGCAGGTTGCCGAGCTGCTCGAAAAGCTCAAAGGATCCAACCGGCTGCAGGAGATCCAAGCCGAAGGGCAGAACAGAGTGCAGCAGACCAGCGTGGACAAGAGCATGGATCACCTATCGGGCGACGTGCCTCTCGACAACGCGGAGGCCCGCCAAGATCGCAACACCGACATGGGCATCCTTCAGAACGGAATACCGGGATTGAGCTAAATGCAAACGAGAACGTTGAACCGAGCAGATCGACGAAGAGCCGTAAAGTATCTAGAAACCCAGCGCAAAGAGTATTCACTGGCGATGGCGAAGATACCGATCAGCGAATGGCCCTTAGCCGTCGCCTCGATGACCAAGCCTCCGATTATGGCTTTTCGCTCGCGCGATTTCTTCGCCGCTTTCTACGATGACCCGAACGGATACCTGCGCATGAGCGTGCAGCGCGTAGTGCAGTTCGGCGACGGAAATTGGAAGGACGGAATCACCTGGGACGAGATGCAGAGAGTCAAAGCGCAATGTGGCTTTGCCGAATCCTGGATGGTCGAGGTTTACCCACCCGAATCGGAAGTAGTCAACGTCGCCAATATCCGTCATTTATTTTTGCTTGCCGAAGCCCCGCCGTATTCATGGCAGAAGGGCGACCGTGCCTAACGAGCAAACACCATTCGAGAAGTACCTCGCGGGCGAACCGCTCAACGAAGAGTTAGCGGCGTTGCAGAGCGGCGCAGAACCCGCCGCCGTCAATCCGTTCCCCACATCGCCGAGTCATGCGCTAGCCGTCAACGGCGACCCCGAGCGAGAGCTTACCAACACTGAACGGCTCGACCTGAAGGAGATGCGCCTTAGTCCGGGTTGGCCTGTGATGCAACGGCTATTCCAAAAGTTGTTTGCAATTCACCATAAAAGTGCTATTACTTTGAGCCAGTACAGTCCCTTGGAGAACCGCGACAAGATCGCCGAGGAATGGGCCTACGTGGTTATGTATCGGCGAGCGATCGACGAGTTCAACAAGCTGGCGACGGCGGAAGTAGAAGAGCTGGAGAAAGAGGCGCGATGAAGACGTTCTGGTCTAACACGAAGGCGAATGGCCAACCCCTTACGGACGGGCGCGTCTGCTACGTCGTGGATCCCGAGGACGGTACCAACCCGCAGTACATCTACGGCAAGGATCAGGAAGAGGTATTCGAAAAGCTGGCCCTCAACAGCGTCCACGCCCAGCGTGCAATCCAGCAGGCCCGCAGCGCCCCCGCCGCAACGCCCTCAGCGCCCGGCCCCGTCGCCGTTCCGCGCCCTCGCCTCACCAACGATCAGATCGCCCAAAACACGGCCGACCTTAACAATCCGGCCAAGGCGGGAAAGGCGATCGCCGCGCTCTTTCAGGATGCAACCGGCATCGATCCGCAGAAGCTAGCGCTTCAGGACTTCGCCGCGATGTCGATGCAGTGGCAGACGGCGCACCCGGAGTTTTACCCGAGCCTGGGCAACAAACGGCTACTCGTTGACCAAGCAAAGGCACATTGCGGAGGGGAACTCTCGCGCATCACCCCCGAGATCCTCACCCAATCTTTTACCGAACTGAGCCAGGGCGGCTACCTCGCAGAGGCACCGGCCGACTTTCAACAACAAACCCAAACCCCTTCCGTGCATCCGAACGAGAATTCGGCAAATGGTACTGAGAGGCCTAGAGGCGCGCAGTTTGCGACCGGATCGCGTAGCAACGCGTTCCGCGCTCCCCAAACTGTGCAAACCAAGACCATCAAGTACACCGCTGATGAAATTCGCCGGATGCCGGAATCGAAGTCCATCGCCCTCATCGAGAGCAACGATAAAGATTACGCGGAAGCGTGCGAGTTTCACTTCGGAGATACCCGTAACACGGCCTAGAAGGCCGAGGGAGACGAAGTGATGAAGCAGACAACGCAGCACCGCATCAGCCTCGCGCTGGTACAAGTTTTAGTGTTTTGCGTTCAGTTGCTCGCAGCAGTCGGGGGCGCGATCGCGTTCACCTGCGGCGTCAGTTGGAACGCGGGAAAACTAGGGGCTCGCACCAGCGCCTACGGCGACGGCCCCAGCCCAACGGCGCAGACCAGCGCCAACATGCCGCAAGCGCGGCTCACCGTTCACTACAACCGCGTTTTTATGAAATGGCTGTACGCCAATCTCGGCAAGCTGCTCATGTGTACGCACATGGATCTTCCCGAGAAGAGCGGCCAAACCTTCCGGAACTTTATGTCGATTCCGCTGGCCGCCGATCTTGTTCAGCAGACCGAGGGAACGATCGGGCCTCCGGAACAGATCAACGTGAATTTCAAGGACATCGTCGTCGGGCAATGGGCGAACTACAACAACATCTCCGATCTCGCCTTTATGACCTCGATCTCCAATGATCTTGAGGAGAACCGCCGCATCATGGCCTACCAGCTGGGCCTCACGATCGACGATCTCGTCATGTACATGTTTGACTACCTGCGCACCTGGGATTCGCGCACGTCGAATCAGGATTCGACCGTCGCCCCCTATCCCTTCACCAAGAACATCATCGAGCAGATGCCCGCATCGCTCGGCGGCGCGACGGTCAAGCCGATGGCGGATGGATTTTTCAACGGATCGATTCATGACTTCTTCGTTGGCGATCTAACGCTCGACAATAGCAACAACTCCGTGGTGGACATCTGGAAGCACACAGACGCCGGCCAAGTGAAGTTGGAGGCGTTGCCGGGAGGCGACGAGGGTGAGGTCCCCGTCCAGATCCTCGAGCTGCTCGGCGCTCACTGGCGCAAGAGCACCAACCAGACGCAAGTGGCCAACTGGCAGGGCTCAGGCCTCACCGGCATCAGCACCTATCTCGCGGGTGCCGATGCGATCGTCTTTGTGAACTTCCCCAACAAGAGGCACACGAAGATCGATCCCAAGTGGGAGAACATGAGCCTTTGGGCGGGCGAGTACAAGGAACGTACCGCTTACGATCCCAACGGCCTCATCATGGCGGGCACCGGTTACAACGTCGTGTTGGGCGTAGGACTGCCCCCCGACGCCACCAGCCGCGCCCGCATCGCGATCGCCGTTCCCCAAACCACATAAACCTTTGCTGCGCGCCGTCCACCCATGCTCCCAGGCCCAGGTGTACGGCGCGCAGCAACGTATCGCACCAAAGAGCTTTCGAAAGTGAGGACGACGTGGACGCAAAAATGCAGGCTGAGATCGACAGGATCCAACTAGAAACGGCGCAGCTCAACCTTGAAGAAGCGAGAGAGAGCAACGCGGAACGCAAAGCGCGCAAAGAGGCCAATGCCCGCAAGAACAGACAGAGGCAAGACCAGCTCGCCGCCGACGTCGCCGTGCGTAAGCAGCAGGCGAAGCGGTGCAAGCACCGCCAAGGCGGAAGCCCGGTCGATCCGTTCAACGGCAAAGGGGCAACGTCTCTGAATGTCGCCAAGATGCCCGATGGCTTCACCCTGCTCATCATGTGCGGCGTGTGCCGTCTTCGCAAGTTCAGCCCGCACCCGCGCGATCAAGGCACCAAGCCCCGCCCAGGTGAGAGCGCCCAGCAAGCGAAAGATCGCGTCGAAAAGTATCTCGCCGATAAGGCCGAATTCGATATTTTGCTCGACCAAGCGAAAGACACTCTCACGCCCGAAGCCGCTCAGTTTATGGACTGCGGCACCGTCATTCAGACCATCAACCCCGATACGGGTGCGCAGACGTTCCGGCCGCGTCCCTGCGATTCCTACGCCTAAACAACCAGCAAGTGCAGTGCGCCCGAGGGCGCGGAAAGCAGGAGCATCATGGGTGCAGATTCAGTCGTACAAGGGCCGCCAACGTCCAAACAACTCTTCGGCACCGAGGGCATAATCCTTGATGCTCAAAACAACGCGCTGTACACGTTCGGCAAAAGCCGAGTCGCCACAGCCGTTCAATCCGCGATCGCCGCGCTCGGGATCCAGACTGCGCTTACTGCCATTACCGCAGCTCAGACCCTCATGAGCCAGGCCTTCGGAGCGGGCGCTCTCAACATCGTTGGGCGCACCATCCGTGTGAGTGGAACGTTGATTTACAGCACCACCGCATCAAACGACGCAACCATCACGATCGCGCTCAAGCTCGGCACGGTCACCCTCGCGACGATCACCACCACCGCTACCTCCGCAAGCGCGCTCACAGGTCAAACGCTGCAATTCAGCTTCACCCTGAGCACCGCTTCGACCGGTACGGCCGGGACGATCGTGACGGTTGGAGCCGTCGACATCACGATCGGCACCGCCGTCAGCACCTTCATCGCACCCACCACAGGCCCATCGGCGGCCGTCAACCTTCAGACCGCCGAGACGCTCACTGTGACGATCGCAGCCAGCGCCGCCATTCCCACCGCCCAGCTACTCAACGGCCTCGTCGAACTCATCGCCTAGCGTCTCGTCCAGACCCCTTATCGTCTCACCACAACTCGCAATCGTCTCATACGGAGGAACCATAATGGCAGGCAGAAAAGCAGCAATCAAGGAAGTCGAAAAGGTTACAGGACGCGCCCACTCAACTGCGCCCAGCAAGCCCGCGCATCCGGAGATTCCAGCAACCGAAGTAGCCAAACCGGTCGCCAAGGATCCACGCGGAAGCGTCGAGGAGCGCGTAGGGCGCATCGAAGCGATCCTCAAACGGCACGGACTGTTTCACGCGAGCTAACCATGGGAAACTCCACGATCACGCTAGAAAGTGTTTACGATGCAATCTGCGCCAAGGGCATACCGGATCCGCGTCTCAACGCATCGGGCTTCGGAGACACTCTAGCGGTGGAGTTGGGCAACCAGACGCGCGCAGATTTTATCTGCGAGCGCTTCAACTGGAAATTTAACCGGGCAATCGCGGAACCTTTTTACACCAACAGCTGGCAGCAGGATTATCCGCAGCCAGCGCAGCCCAAGGGATTGATCGGATGGGGTGAGGATTGCGACCTTATCGACATCAACAACACCACCCGACCGTTGCCACTTTGGAACATCAGCTGGAGGCGGCAGCTCAGCCGCACCAGCGTCAGCGTGTGGCGGCCGTCGCAAATCGCCTGGATGTACAACAAGGACATGGCGATCGGCGTGTGGCCGGGCGCAGGCGTCACGTACTATCCGCTCGTCACCACCGGCCCTCAGTCTCAAAATCCGTGGATGAACATGACGGACTCCAACGGCAACATCCTCATCGTCACCACCTTTGGCACCACCGGGACCACGGCCCCCGTACTTCCTGAAGATAGCGACGAGGGCGCCACCGTCACAGATGGAACCGTCGTGTGGACATGCGTCTCGCCCGACAGCCAAGGATTCCGCGTGGATAAGTTGCCCAACGCAACCGGCCCGACGTACAAGATCCTGCCCTATTACCAGATCGAGCCGCCCGTCTTCACCGCGCTCTCAGACACCCTCGACCCCATCCCGGACAGTTACAGCCGGGCGTTCTATCGCGGCCTCGAGTGCGAGTGTCTCATCGCCAGTCCCAACCCTCAAGATATGAAGCGCGGCCAGGATGCCAAGGCGGCATGGCTGAACGCGCTGGCCAACGGGATGAAGCAGGGCGACCGCGAGCTGAACGTATACGGCCTCATTCCCCTCACAAACGTTGTGGAGCGCCGCTGGGATGAGATAGGCCCATACACGGCCGATCAGCCTTACTAACCCCGTGGCGAATCGCGCCACGCGCACCCAGCAAGAGAGGCACGATGGCCGTCACGCTAACGATCCTTAATTCGATGAACTTCGTGACGCCGATCCTCAAAAACCAGAGGCTCAGTGTTACGAATCAGGAGCCCGGCCTAACGATGGCCAACATCGTTTTGCAAAGGATGCTCGGATCGCCGTTCGTGTGGAGATTCAATCGCGGCAACTTCACGATCGACATCACCACGGCGGGCGGAACCGATTACGTCAAGGCGGTCGCAGATCTCGGACGCATCGAGCAACAGTGGCTCGTTGATCCAAGCAACAACATCAAGGAGCTTCAGGGCGCCGTATCGCTCGCCAAAGTATCGGCGACCAGGCGGCCCATGTCGGTTGCGCCGCAATTTGACGACAACGAAGGAAACATTACCTTGCGGTTTAACTCGATTCCGGATCAGGCCTACACCGCCAGCTTCGACTATCAGCGCAAGGCCCCACTCATTCAGTCTTACGGCGAGGACTTCGGCCCCGTTCCCGACGAGTTCGGCTATTTGTTCAACAAGGGGATGCTGAGCGAGGGCGCGCTCCTCGTCAACGATTCGCGTTTTCCTATCTGGGAGAAGGATTTCATCGCAGGCCTGCTCGCCACCCAGGATGGCCTTGACGCGCAAGCCAAGGCTATCTTCTTCGAGCAAATGCTCAACACCGGCCGCACCGCCACCCGCAGCCAGGGCGCGGCGCAGAGTGGGGTGCAGGGGAGGCAGCAATAAATGCCAGGCCCGATCGAAGCGGCAGGTGCAGCACGCGACCAGACACGCTATGCAGCGCTCAGCATGGGCGCGCGCCAATTTACCGGCATGTCAACACAGCGCAGCCCGTACCGCGATGCAGACGTTGCTTATCTCATTGCAAAGTTTTACGGCGGCAGCCGCTTCGATTCGATATGGGACGGGACCAACCGCGAGATATCGCAGAAAATGACGGATGTGCGGCGGCCCGGATCCACGGTCTACAACGCCAATAACTTCCCCGCCGCCAATTCGTTCTACAGCTGGAAATTCATTCAGGACACCAACGAGATCGTTCGCACCATCCTCGACGGCGTTGACGGAATCATCTACGACGCGACTGCTGGGCAAAAGTCCACTCTGTTCACAAAGAGCGCGGGGGCGGGCAAGGCATGGTTTCTCAACGTCGATACCGAACTATTCATCGGCGACGGCGTTGACCAGATGAAGATCCTCCGCTCAAACCTCGCATGGGCAGTGGCCACCACGTTCACTGTTGGCAACTTCATCCTCGACACCAACGGCAACATCCAGAGCTTCCAGTCCCAAGCCACAGCGCTCACCATCACCGCGCTCGAGGTTGTGCAGAGCGTGGCTGGCCAAGTGATGCAAAATTTTTTGATTGTCACGCTCTCCGCAGACGCGCCAACAATCCCCAGCAACCAGCCCATCACCTTCAGCGGCATCACCGCCGCGGGCTTTACTTCCCTGAATGGCACGACGGTCAGTTACGCAAACCTCGCGCCGGGATGGAAGCTAAATCTGGCCAACAATCAATTCGCGATCGCGACCACGATGTCCGTTGCGGGCACAGCTACCACGTCGGGCACGGCCGCCACCTACATTCAGGAAGACAGCAACGGCGACGAGCTTACCGGCGTCACCGGAGGTACTGAGCCAACTTGGCAGACCGGCCTCGGCGAAATCACCCAAGATGGAACCGTGACGTGGATGTGCTTCGGCAGTCCAGTACAAAATTGGGGGCTAAACGCAGCGACGGTCGCACCTTCTCTTGCGCCCGGCCCGACCACCCAATACTGGTCGCCAAGCCTTAATCTGCTAGGCCGTCCGCAATATGGTTACGCGATCATCGACGCCAACGGCCAGCTGCAAATCCCCTTCGGCGTAGGTGTCACAGGCACAGAGCAACCTATCTGGAATACAACGCTCGGAGGCAAGACAACGGATGGAACCGTTGTGTGGATGAACATAGGCCAAGTTCAGGTGTGGTACCCGGACTATCAGTACGGCACCACCATCACCTGCATCATCGATCCCAACGGCAATCTGCAGATGACCACGGACTATTTCACCACGCAAACCATCTGGACGGCGGGCGTGGCCAATACGACGGGCGCGGGCAACACTACGGGCACAACTCAGCCCGGAGCCGTCGTACCGGCGCAAAGCAGAAGCTCAAGCTACTACCTGCAAAGCATCGCGCCCGGCAATGACACCACGGCCGGTACCAATGTCACCGTCTACTATTCGGATTCGACTCTCGCAGGCCCCGACACCAACTTAGTTAACGCGTTCAATGCCTATCTCGCGGGCGGCCCGCCCGTAACGCTCGACTTTTCGTTCACCGGCATCAGCAGCCCGATCGGCCCCGAGGATGTCATTGTTACCAGCGTCGGAGAGGGCGCGCCTCCCGGACAGCCGCGCCAGTTTTACTACTTCACGTTTACGGTTGGATCCAGCGCTGTCGTGTACTACCCCGGAAGCGGCAACCCCGGATACACGGCCAACTATGTCGGCGTCAACGACGACACCACATGGAACCCCACGGTGGGTGGAACGACGATCGATAACGCCTATACGTGGATTAACTGCGGCCCCGCCACCCAGCTCACCGCAGGCACCCTACAGTATGCGCAGTGCTATCACTCCATCGACGGCACGGTCAGCACCGCATCCCCCGTCTCTTATGTCCTCAATCCGATGGTAGGTGCGCCCGGCATGTTCGGCGTCGATGTCACGCTCACACCGAGCAGCGATCCGCAGGTTGACCAAATTTGGATCATGCGCACGGCAGGCGGAGAGTCAACGCTCGTTTACGTCGACGAGATTCCGAACGTCGGCCCTCACGCAACTTTCGTTTATCAGGACGTCATCCCCGACACGTCGACCAGCGGGCAACAGGCGCTTAACCCATTGATCCCGGCCCCGATCGACGACGAGGCCAATCCGCCGCAAGCCGGTCTAACCGGCATGGTCTACCACTTACAACGCACCTGGGGCTTCATCGGCAACGAGCTGTACTATTCCGCAGGACCGGACGCGGTCACCGGCAACGGAAATACGCAATGGCCACCGATCAATTTCCTCGCCATGCCCAGCAGCATCACGCTCATCTTCCCTGTCACGGTTGAAAACGGAGGGATGCTGGTTTTCACCACGTCGGGCGTGTACATCGTGCTCGGCACCGGCACCGCTTCGAACCCCTTCTATGTGACGTCCTACTATCCATCCGTCAACGTCATCGGAGCCTTTGCCGGCACCGTTTACAACAACTCGATTTTCGTCATGGAGTCGAACCTAAAGGTATCGCAGCTGGCGATCGAATATCCGTTCAACCCGCAGACCGGCTACAACGAAGTCGGCTTCCCGATCGGCGATCAATTCGAGTTCTGCACCACCGGAGGTTTCAACGCCGCGATTTTCAATCCGGCCACCGCGTTCATGAGCTGGAACATGAACAGCTCGGCAGACACAGGTTTGTACGTCTCGAACGGCGCGGGGCAATGGTTCCGCATGAGTATGGTCCCGCCGCCAGAAAGCGGCCTGCTCTGGAGTCCGATCGCATCGATCGTGGGAGGCGCAAGCGCCGTGCAGAGCATCGAGACGGCCCCAGGCACTCACCTGTTGCTCATCGCGCCCGCCGCTGGCACCACCGGCCCGATCCTCATGCGCGACACGACGGGCGAGACGTTCACCGACAACGGCGAAGCCTATCCATCGTGGGACGCCAAGGGAGTCACCCTGCTCTGTTCCACAGGTCAGTGGTCAGATGTTGCGCACATCGCGGCAAAGTCCGCGGCCGTTGGAGCGCGGCCGAAGATCAGTGTTCTCTTTGGCGAGATCCAGCCATCAGCCAAGCGGCCCTATGTCGTTCTCGATGTCACCGGCCCGGATCCACCCGAGCAGCCACCCAGCGAGAGCGTATTCAGCGATCGGTATAATCTGGCGCAAAACGGATTCTCAGATTCAGGCGATTGCATACTCACGAAGTTTGATTACGGCACGCAAGCCGTCGCCGACGAGCTGCTCGATTGGGGCATCTTCGCCGCTGTGCACGATGAGCGTGTAGAACAGGCGGAAACATCACGATGACACCGATGCCCACATTTCGCTTTGGAGAAAAATACTCGCTGCGCCCGGCAATGCCGGCAGACCTCCCGCTCGCTTCAGCTTGGACAGACGCCGATCCCGAACACAGCAAGACCACCCTTCCGCAGTTCTGGATTGAACAGGACACGCGGATCAACAGCTTCATCCTCGAGGACGAAGTTGGCCCCGTCTTCTTCTTCCGCATGGTTCGGCACAAGCACGGCGTCGAGATCGAGGTACACATCCAGTTCGCGCCCGAAGCCGTCGTCTCCAGGCAGCGCACGATGGACGGGCTAACGATCGGTTTCGACTGGCTCGCGGCGCGTCTCAGTAGCCTCGGTTTCAAGATCCTGTATTTTCACAGCCGCAGCCAGAAGCTCATTTACTTTTGCCAAAAGAGGCTCGGGTTCAAATGGGACGGCCGCAGGCTCGAAAAGGAAATTGTCGAAAGGACGGTGCCCGATGGCAAAACTCACGGCAGCAGCGCGCAAGCGCATACCCACTAAGAATTTCGCACTCCCCGGCCGTAAGGAGCCGATCAACGACAAGAGCCACGCCAAAGCGGCGCTCACGATGGGGATGCGTGACAAAAGCCCGGCGCAGAAAGCGAAGATCCGCGCCGCCGTCCACCGCAAATTTCCAGACTTAGGAAAAGGAGAAAAAACCGTGAAGATGAAACCCATGATGAAGAAGTCGGAAACAAAGAAGCCCACCCACAAAAAAGCGATGATGAAAAAGAACATGAAGGTGAGCGCGCACAAGGCGGTTGGAGCACAAAAGGGCTACACCCTCTAACGATGCCTATCCGAAGCTCAAGACGCCATGACTACGTGGGAAAACGGTATGCCACGCTCGTCGTGCTGCGCGACGATGATGCCAACGTAACCAGCAACCGCAAGGTGCTGGTGCGCTGCGATTGCGGCGTCGAAAAACGTATGAGCTTAGGCAGTTTGACGAAAGGAACGACCCGCAGCTGTGGATGCCTCCGTTCAATAAACGCAACCACGCATGGCCAGGTCAGCACCCCGACTTACCGAAGCTGGCGATCGATGGTCGGAAGATGCAGAAACGAGGGCTATGCACATTACGACCGCTACGGAGGCCGAGGCATCAAGGTGTGCGACCGCTGGGATAAATTCGAGAATTTCTATGCGGACATGGGTGACCGGCCAAAAGGGTATACGCTCGACCGCATAGATCCCGCTGGTAACTACGAACCGACTAATTGCCGCTGGCTCGATAAATCCGGACAGCGCAGGAATCAGCGCAAACCTTCTCTTGTAGGTTTTAGTCGATTCAAAGGTGTCCATAAACATCAAGGCAAGTGGGCCGCAATGATCAGCATCAACAATCGCAGCGTAAGACTCGGACAGTTTGCGCGCGAAGTTTTAGCCGCCAAGGCATACGACAGGGCTGCAATTATTCATCACGGAGAAAATGCTGTGACGAACGCCATGTTGGGGAGGTTGTAGACAATTTGCGGAGCCACTGGGGTACAAACAGAATTGCAGGGTGATCAGCTCGCGGCCTACCAGCAGGCTCAGCAGATGACTCAGGAAGAGTACGGCGACCAGCAGGCCATCTATGGCCCGATGTCCTCGCAGTTCAAGTCGATCCTCGCCAAAGGCCCGAATCAGGAAGGATTTTCCGCTGGCGAGACTGAGGATCTAAACGCTCAAGCCGAGGAAGGCACCGCAGAAAATTACAAGAACGCCGCCAAAGCAGTCGGAGAATCCGAGGCAGCCGAGGGCGGCGGCAACATCGCCATGCCGAGCGGAGCCCAGGATGAGGAGAAGGCGGGCATCGCCACCAGCGCCGCACAGCAGGAGAGCGCCGAAGAAAGCCAGATCAAAGGTGCCGACTATCAGGAGGGGCTTTCCGAGTGGAACGATGCGGCCGCAGGCCTTGAGACGATCGCAGCCGGCGAGAATCCGATCGGCGCAGAAAACGCCGCAACCGGAGCCGGAAGCGCGGCCGGCACGACGGCCAGCCAAGTTGCGGAGGAGCAAAACAGCTGGGAGAACGCGGCGCTCGGCGCGGCGGGTTCGATCGGCAGCGCCGTCGTCAATCAGGTTGGAGAGAATTGGGGCACCGGAGGATGAAGCGATGGAGGGTCTATTTCAACCGTCAACAGGACTGGCCGATGATCTGGTGCATCGATCAGGGCGACATCTCGACGCAGATCCGAGTGCATTGGGTGGCGATCGAAGGAGTCAAGTTGAATGGAGCCACCACCATCAGCGAACGGCCCACCAAGCGAGTAGCCAATGAGCCGGTCGCATGGTTTGAAGTAAAAGGCAAATTGAGGATCACCAACGGCGTGGCGACGATCAGCGGAAAGAGGTAACGATGAGCGGGACATCTACACCAGCAGCGGCAGCAACACCACCACCGGTCGATCCGTCCGTAGCGGGCGCGCCCGGAGCCGACCAGGGGGCATCGAGCTGGGCAGCGGCCGCGCAGCCGCCGTCGCCCTCGTCGTCGCCGTCCTCTCCAGCCATGCCCAAGGTCGCAACCAGTGACGCGACCAGCAACGCGACCATCCCGAACCAGACCGCGCCTCCGCTGGTTCTCACGCCCAAGCAAAGCCCACTCGCGCGCGCCGTCGATGCCACCCTCAACGTCCTCACCGGCGGGGGAACCAAGCCGCAGATCGCCACCGACAGCAACGGCAACGAGTACGTCAAGCATGTCAGCATGACCCACGGCGAGCAGTGGCTTCGCATCGCGGGCGAAGGACTGCACGGCGCGGCGGCGGGATTGGCGGCGGGCAAGGGCGCGGGCAACATGGGCAAAGCCGCCCTCGCGGGATGGAACGCGGGGCAGGGTGACGCCGACAAGCGCCAAGAGCAAGAGAAGGACATGAGCGCCGAGGCGAGGCAACAGAACCTCGACAATGCCAACTATCAAATGCTGCAAATGAACAAGGCAGAGCAGGCGTGGAAGTTCGCGCGCTTGCAGACCGAGGCCTCTCAGCACGATGTCGATTTCGCCAACGGTCAAATCGATCGCCTTGTGAAAACGGAGGGTGGAACCATCATCGGCAACGCCGCGCACTCGGCCGACATCGGCGACATCCTCAAGGTCAACCCGAACGTGATGGAGGACATGATCAAGAAACACCAGATCGAGATCGTGCCTCACTTCGACGCCGAGGGAAAGCCCGCAGGTATCACCGCCATCAAGATGCCGGATGGCTACCGCTCGCAAGTTCTACCAGCCGGATCCGTCTTTCACACCTTCGATGCGACCAAGGGAGAGTACGTGGAGCATCACGCATCGGATCCCATGACGGCCGGGCAGCGTGACGACTACGAGAGCGCCGCCGCCGCCGCGTCGCTGAAGTTCCAGAACGACAAGTCCGAGCAGGCACTTCGAGAGGCACAGGCCAAAAACGCCAATTCGGAAGCCGACACTCGCAACGCAGAGGAACCGGGCAAGGAAGCGCAGACTCGCGCCCAGGCTGCTCAGGAGCGTGCGGGCGCAGTGCGCGACTATGCCGAAGCCGCCAAGGACACCGAAGAGGTCAAAACGCAGAAAGGCAAGGAAGCGCAGGCCAACGATCCGCAGCTCGTCGATTCGATCGGCACAGGTCACATTGCGCCCGAGCGGATGGCCTACCTGCTCTCACGTAACCCTCAGCTGGTGGACGCGGTCACAGCCAAGTACCCGGACTTCGATAGTTCCAAGGCGCAGTCTTATACCCGCGTTTATAACGAGTTCACCGACACCAAGGCCAACACGGCAGGCGGCGCGCTCAACGCAGGAGCCACCGCGATGGAACATCTGAAGCGCCTGCAAGAATTGAACACGCCGATGAGCCATGTTTATGGCACGCCGGCCTATAACAAGTACCACAATCAACTGGACACTCTCGCGCCCGAGCTGGCCAAGTTTTACGGCGATACAACGATTCCCGCGATCGAGGCCTTGAAAAGCACCCTCGGCGCAACGCTGCCCGGCAATCGCCAAGCCGCGATCGAGACACAGGCGCAGTCGATGGGAAAGAAGTTCGATAACTACGAGCAGCAGTGGCGCAACGCTGCACCAAGCGCCAGTTACGAAGCCCCGATGCCCGGAATTTCAGAGGCAGCGATGGACGCACGCGCCGCTCTAGATCCTCAGTATCGCGCCCGCCGAGTGCGAGAGATCCAGCCCGCCGCCCCCACCCCCGCCGCGACCAATCCGCAGGCACTTCGCGCCCAAGCTGCGCAGGCGGGCGTGCCGAATACAGCTACCGCAGTCGCCCATGATTCACAGGGTCGCATTGTGGGCTATCAGGATGCAAAAGGTTACCACGCTTTAGGGAGTCAATAAGTGGATCCCAACGCCCAAACCGGCTCAACCGCTTCCGCCCCTCCGCCCGGAGTGACGTTGACGCCGTTGACCCCGACCGCATCAGGGCCGCCGCCCGGAGTGACGTTGACGCCGTTGACGGGATCCCCCGCGCCCAGCCCCGCCGCGCCGACCACCCCCGCCGCCCCCGCCGCCGACAATACCCTCACCGGCAATCCCAAAGGCGAGGGCACCTATCAGATGACTGGGCCGAACGGCGACACGGTCAAGGTGCCTTATAGCAAGGTTGGAACCATTGCGCACGATCAAGGCTATCGCCTGACCGGAGAATCGACGTTCTTTCATGGAGCCACCGGAGACGCGGCGCGGTACTGGAATGATTACGCGCACGATCCCAAGACCGCATCCGATGCGCAGGACTTCTATAAAGCCGTGCAGGATCCCGGCCAGGGAGCGGAGATCGGCGCTGCACGCGGAGCCGCTTTGACGGCCGCAGGCCTCGCCCACATCGTGCGCAAGGTCACCGGCACCACCGGATCTACAACGGGCGTGGAGAAGAGCGCGCAGAAGTTCGGCGAAGGATCCGATACCGGAGCGGAGGACTTCGGCAAGTTCGCCGAGGGTGTCGGGGAGTTCCTTATGGGCGATGAATACCTCAAAGGACTCAGCTACGTTCAGCGCCTCAAACAGATCGAGCCGGTTATCAAGGTGATGGACAAGTCGCCTTTGCTTGCCAGAATCGTCAGTACCGCCATGCGTCAGGCAGCCGTCGCCGGCGCGCAGACCTACGCGAAGACCGGAGGCGATGCAAGGCAGGCGGCCGCGAGCGGGGTAGGTACGGCGTTGCTCACGCCGCTCGCCGAAGGCGTATCCGCCCGCTTGCAGGCACCCAAGCCAACCCCCGCCATGACGGGAGCCGAGCGGTATGCCGCGGAGGCCCGCGCCGCCGTCGAGCCGCAACTTAGAGAGGCGCAAACGGCGATGGATTCACAAGTGCCCAACGCGGCCGGACGGGCAACGCGAGGCGCATCCTCATCAGGCACCCCCCCAACAGGATCCCCAAGTCCAGAAGCCCCGCATGTATGGGACGCGACCGCAACCCCCGTACAGAGAGCAGCAGCGGAGGCAGCTGCACGCGGAGGCCCAGGAATCGCCAGTGGAGCAGGATCCGGCATGGCGACCCGTACCGGCGTAGGGGAATACTCAGGCCCAGCATCGAATGGCCTCGCTCCAAGAAACGGCTTAGGCCCGCATCTTGGCGAGCCTGTAGACACGTCCCAACGCGGCTTACCTAGTGGAAGTAGCCCGACAGAGCTATCAGAAGCGCAGAGGATTGTGGCGAATCGCGCCAATAACGCGACAAGTTCGGCGGCGCAGGCCGAATCCGCAAAGACGGCGAATTCCTTCAATGTGAACGATGTTTTGAACACGATTCACGATTTCAACGGGGCCAAGGATCGCCTCGCCCAGGTTGCCGCGCCGATGTACGACGCGATCGACCAAGTGACGGGTGGAAAATTCCGCACCCTCAATGCAGAAGTGGCCGCCGCACAGAGGGCCGTTTATAAGAGTGTCGCCGGCACGCCCGAGCGGGCCGCCGCTGAAAAGCTGGCGGACAGCAGGCAAGCGGAAATGAGCGCTTTGATCGATTCCACCAGTGGCACTGTCAACCCTCAAATAGTCAGAGCAGCCAAAAATGCATTTCGCCAAAGCTACCTGCTCGACGACGTGGCCACCATTTGGGATCGCAACCTCGACGGCGTGCCCGGCAACACCAAGGCGAGCGCGGCACAGAGAGGCGTCAACGGAAAGGGACTGCTGCGAGATCTCACCAGCACCGTCAACCGCAAGGGGCGCCCGTTTGTCGAAAGCGTGCTCGGCGTCGGACGGCTGGACAACCTCGAGGAGATCGCCAACGCCAACAACACGGCGGCAAAGAAGGTTGCGTTTGGCGAAGCGGTCCGCAACGTCGCCCGCAATCTTGCGCATGGTGCCATCGCAGGCAGTGTCGCAGGAGAAGTCGCGGGCAACAGGGCGGCGGGCGGCATGATCGGCACAGGCATCGTTGCCGCCAGCTACATCCCGAAAGTCCTGCGCGCCATCGCAGCCGATCCGAGAATCGGCCAGCAGCTTACGTTTGCACTGAAGAGCGGCGCACGGCCGGAAAACTACGGACCGCTCATCGCCAACATGATCCAAGCCGCACAACAAAAGTCGCAAGCCGAAGACACCCAGCAGGAGGGGCAACCATGAGCAACAGACCGCAATCGCCAGCCGTCATCATCAAACGCCAGCACCAGAGCGCACCCAAAGCCCATTGGGCCGATAACGAGATCAAAAAGGCGGCCGTCGAGATCGACGAGGGCCGATGGATCGACGATCCGCACAGCGCCGAGGCGTCGATGGATTCGCTCGGCATCGCGCTCGGTACGGGCGTGGACGGCGTAGCCAAGGGCGAGCGCCCCACCCTTGAGGATTTTCGCGCCACGCGAGATCTCAACCAGCTCGCTCGCCACCCCCGGGTTGTGGAGGCGATCGAGAAAATGCGCCTCGAGGTAGACACCGTCACCAACCCGCAAGAGGCCATCGAGAAGGCGTGGATGCTGCACGAGATGGTCGAGCTACAAAGCAAGGATCAGAAGTGGGAGGGGCAAGAGCGCTGGGAGGGTGAAGAGAATGAGGAGATGCGCCACGGCCGTCTGCTCACCCCCGCCGAGTTCTACCGTGAGCTTAGCGAGGTTATCGGGATCCAGCGCGTGTACCTAAGCCCTCACGCGGTCAAGGAAAGCCCCAACGATCGCAGCGGCCGCGTGGGACTCTACATTCCCAACCCGATGTATCGAGGTGGATCCATTCTGGGGCATCTCCCTCAGGTCAAGGCCAAGGAGCTGCGCACGGTTGGAGAAGAGAAGATGTACGAGGCCCGCAAGCTCCGCCTCGCGGGGTTGAACGCACTTGCTGACAAGGCGTTCGATATGGCGGGAGAGATGGCAAAGGCCGCCACCGAGATCCTCATGGAGCAATCCGCAACCGAGCAACTCGAGCCTCCGATGCTGCGCGTGGGCAGCCTCCAATGGCCGCTGGGCACCGAATGGATGGTCATGCATTTCAATCAGTACGGGGTGCCCACTAAGGCGAAATACCTCGGCTGGAGGACCGCCCTGTTGACGATGGTGCGGTGCGGAGCCATCACCGAAGAAGAGGCGCACAAGGCGTTTCCGGTAGGCAGCGGCCCGGCCGGCGACTGGTATCTCCAGCAGCTTTACATGCGCCGCAACATTGGAACGGCGGTGAACTAGGTGACGTTCAGCGACTTGCAGAAAGCAAATCTTGTGATGTTTGCCGCGCGCGAGGCGGGCGTGGACGGATCGCTCGAGCAGATGAAAGCCATCTGCTACTGCATCCGCAACCGAGCCCGCGCAGGTTGGTATGACGGCAGTTGGTTTCTCGTCATGCAGCACGCCCAGGAACACAGCGCGCACTTTCCCGAAGACGTGTTGATTGATCCCAGCCATCGCGCCTTTCAACGACTCACTCGCGACGTGGACGAGATCTTCTTTGGCGACAAGGCCGGCGTATGGGGAGGCGACGACGCGGGGCCGGATCTTTCCCAAACGCTCGAGGTTCAAAAGTATTGGTGTTTTCTAAATCGTCCGCTCACCACTTGGTTCAAGGACAACATCATCGCGGACAAAACCAATCACCCGAACACTGCACAAATGGGCCTAATGATGTTTTACGAATGAGGATCTAGATGCCCGCAACTCCAGCGCTTATTCTTACGGCAACGCTCGACACACTCGCAGGAGCCGCGGCGGGATCGCTGGCGAGTCCCGCAAAGCTGGTTATCGCCCTGTGTGGTTTCGGTCAGACCCTTCCTCGCATCGTGGGAACAGCGATGCTTGCTCAAGTAGGACCCTGGGCCGTTCCCAGCACTGGCAGCCAAATCTCGACGCCGATATGGGGCAACGATGCCATCACGCCGAGCGGCACGTTTTATTCGATCGGCGTCGAAGACGCCAACCACAACATCGTTCAGATCGGCAACTATCGTTTTACCGGATCCGGAACGATCGACCTTTCCAATCAGACCCAAATCTATCCTTCGCCGCCGTTGCCGATTGACCTCATTCCGGTCTATACCAACCCGCCCGGCGCCACATCGCAAAGCATTGACGGATCTCTCGTCGTCGATGGCAATCTCAGCTCGGCGATCGTCGATGTGTCAAGCGTTGCCGGCGCCATCACAATCAACGGATTCTTAGGCAATGTCTTTCGCATCGTTCTGACTGAGAATGTCACAAGCGTAACGTTGGAGAATCTAGTCCAGGGCGCGGCATACACGTTCATCATTGTGCAAAACGCAACCGGAGGATGGACGTTTGCATGGCCGGCCGCCGCGCTCAACCCGGTCAGCCCCGTCAACCCTGTTGCCAACGGCAAGACGCTTTGGACCGCAACCTGCGATAGTGACAACACACTTATTGCAACGGGCTATTACCCATAAGGAGTTTGCGTGAAACATCTCATTGCATCTCTCGCTTTCATTTTGTCGGCAGGCGGCGCGCTCGCGCAGAGCAGTGGGCCGATCAACACTCCGGAACTTAACAAGGCGTATTACTTCGTTGGCACATCGCCATACCCGACCACGATTCAGAGCGCGGTCACTTCGGCTTGTGCGGCCGGCAAGGGCGAGGTTATCGTTCCGCCAGGGGTGACGCCCAGCGATTCGCCTACCGCCGTTACCGGGTGCAGCAACGTCAAGCTCATCGTGCAAACGACATTGCCGTGGGTGTGCTACGCCTCGAGCGGCGGCGTGTACAGCTCGACCAACTGCGGGACAGGATCGAGCGGCGGCGTGACAGCGGTCACCGTGGCGACAGCAAACGGATTCCAAGGAACGTCATCGGGGGGATCTACACCGGTCCTCACGCTCAATGTCGATAGCACGCATCTGCTGCCCGTCAATAATGGCAGCTCATCCCTGTTTCTCAATCAAGCCGGAAACTACACCACACCGGCCGCCAGCTTTTACCAGACGATCGCCGCCAATGGAACCGCGCAGACGCAGCGGCCAACGCTCAGCTTCAGTACCAATTTTTCCCTTTCCGACTCTTCTTCGCCAGCCGAGACGAATGTGGATCTAGCCAACGCTGGCATCGGTGCGGAAACCAGCAATTACGTTTGCAGCATCACCACCGACAGCAAAGGCAGGATCACCGCAATCACGCAAAGCACGCCGCGGACCTGCAATTCAAACGGGTGTTACTCGATCGCATGCGATGGCACCGTTACCGAGTCAGGAAGCATCGCCCTCACGGCAAACGGCAGCACTTACTACACCACCATCATCACCACGCCGTACTCCACAGGGCTCACGAGTATCGTGTTCAACCAACCCGTTGTGGTAGGAACGTTCTCAACCGACGTAACGACCCCGCCATGCGTAGCGTTGAATTCGCAAACCGTTTCGAGCGCAACGGTGTATATGGCGCGGTGCATCATTGCCGGCGCGGGCGGAGGACAGTTCGATCAGAATTTCACGCTGAATTGGTCCGCGACCGCTCACTGAGTGTTTTGAAAGGAGCAACACGATGAAACGATGCATCGCATTTGTGGGACTGCTAACAGCGCTTAGCCTGCACGCGCAAAGTCCTTGGACCAACACAACCTTCCCGGCCGCCGTACTGACCGCGAGCTCTCAAACCAGCACACCGATCAAGCTGGGAGCAAATCGTGACAGCTACAGCGCCGGCACGCTAACGCTGATTGCGAACAACCTCACCACGGCGACATTTCAGGTTTTAGGATCCGCCGACAATGGCACAACCTATAATCCGATCGCCATCCAAACCTGCACCGCGCCCGGAACTTTTGCCACCAGCGAAACGGCAACAGCGACCGGGTGTTATCAAGTCAATCTTGCGGGCCTCTACTATGTGAAGTTCAGCACCACGGGCACCTTCACCGGCACGAGCATCAGCCTCATTCTCACGGCTTCGCCTAATTCAATCATTACCCGAGGCAACGGCGGCGGAGGCGGAAGCGGATGCACAGGAGCCAGCGGAAATTATTCACTTAACAACCAAGTAGCTACGCTCAACAATGGATGCGTAACTGCGATAGGGAGCGCCTTCAGCATGGGCGCTTCCTGCCCGCAGTCAGGAACGCGCGAAACCGGCAACGCCACAACGAATCCTTTCCAATGCACGTTCTCTTATGCCAACGGCACACCAGCCAGCGCCACTTTAGGCGACGGCACGCACACGGATAACCTCAGCAGCCCCTATACCGCGGCCAGCTTGGCTTATTCGTATTCGACCAACACAACGTTCAGCGCAAGCGCGGTTTCGACGACATCACAAAGCGCGTCAACATCGGCGTCGGTGACTTTTCTAAATCGGGAGTTTGCGGGGGTCGGCACGGCGGGAGCGACGGGCGCCACGGCCAGTGGGACATCGGCGGTGCTTGTAGGAGCGACCGGAACGCTGCCAACCGCAGGGCTCGGAACGCAATCCACTTACGGACCATTCACAGCGAGCAATCAAAAAATCTACGTGCTGGCGCTGAGTTCAGGTTGCACGTTCACTAGCGGCGGATTCAGTTTTCCGATGAACGCACCGGTCGTTTTCAGCTTCACCAACGCATTCGGCGCGAATTACAACCTTTATGACTACGAATCTGTGAATCTCCTCTCGGATACCTTCACGGTGAATGGGACGTGCTGATTATGATAAAACTCATCTTTCTAACCCTCGCGTTGTTTGCCGCATCGATTTCGGTTTCTGCTCAGGTTAAGGTGGCTGGTTATCCGTATGTCCCGTCGACCACATCATCCAACACTGGGCTCGCGATCGTAACACTTTCCGGTGCAGGCTCTTGCGATATCCCTACTCAAACCAATTGCACTGTGACCACGGCGCAAGGGGGAGCCTTTAGCAATTCGCTATTGTACGTGCTTACGTATGTGATTGAAGGCAACGATGCTGATCCGTTGGTTTCATTCCCGTCTTCACCGGGTCGCACCTATCAAATCGTTAATAAATTGGCGTCGTCAATGTACGCCGTAGGAGATTCGCCTGGAAGTTGGAGCGCGACGATCTCGGTGGGATCAAGTCTCACTCTATTCTTGGATAATTCCATGACGCAGGTCTATTCTCCGGCTTGCCTGCTGGCAAACGCTGGCTACTACATTCCCGAGACAAACGATGGCTTGTGTCAAAACTCCCCGCTCGATGACGGGGTTGTAAACCCTGGTTTCTTGAGCAGTAGTAAAAAAATGAATTTGCCAAGCGGAACCGTTGGTGTGACTCAAATGGCGGGCGATTCGTCCACACAATTAGCAACCGATCAATTCGTGGCCAATAGCCTTCCGCTTTCCGGACCACCATATAGCTTAGGAACTTGTACGACGGCGGCAACAATCACGCCAGCCAATGGATCAGATCAAACGGTCACACTAACGGCCGGCGATACTTGCGCTCTGAGTTTTACTCAACCTACCTCGGGAAGATTTCGAGTCACTGTGAAAATTACGCAAGCTAGCACACCGACCGGAGCGATCAGCACCACCGCGGTGAATTGGCCTACTGGAACAACGCCCACGATTACGACCACAGCCAACGCAGTCGATTTCATTTCCTGCTACCTCGATGGAACAAACACCTATTGCGTACCGAGCCAGAATTTTGCCCTATGAAAACACTCACGAAGATCTTTCTCGCTTTGTCGTTCCTCTGCTCCGTTCCGGCTATGTCTGCAAACACTTGGTATATTCGCCCGGACGGCGGCACGCGGTACTCATCAAACGTCACGTCAGGGCAGTGCAACGGGCTCTACAACGCAGCGTACCCAGGCACAGGAGTGAATCAGAACTGCGCTTTCTCGCAGGCTTTCTATCTTTGGCAGGACGGCTCTTACGCGACGGACGGCTCCAGCTTTCCCGCGTGGGGCTGGGTCATCGCTGGCGGAGATACTGTGATTGTCGCGCAGCAAGGTACGCCCGGCAGCTATCGACTCGGTTGGCCTAACGCGAACAATTGCGGCCCCGACCCTTGGCAAGGCTTGTGCGGCGACCCCTTCGGTTCGTCGATGCCTACGATACCTTCGGGCACGTCGGGGGCGCACACGCGCGTCCTTGGGGCCAACTACGCTTCCTGCGCAGCACCCGGCGCGAAGACGTTCCTGAACGGCGGCTACGGGCTGGGCACCATCATCTCGTTGAACACATCAAGCTACGTCGATGTGGCGTGCTTCGACATCACCGACTTCTCATCCTGCGGCAAGTATGGACAAACCACGAGCTGTTCGTCCTCGCCGCCGCTTTCCGACTACGCGAGCAACGGGGTGTACTGGACGAACGCCGCGACCAACGACACGCTGACCGACATCAACATTCACGGCGTGGCAGCGGCGGGTATGCAAGGGCCGACAGGAACGGGGGTAACGCTTACCCGAGTCACCATATCCGGCAACCCATCGTCCGGCTGGAACCTCGATAACGGAGATGGTACGACCGGCACCGGTACACTCAGCCTCACCAACTTCCACGTCCTCGCGAACGGCTGCGCGGAAGCCTACCCAATCACCTCGACCATAACGATGCCGATTGAGCAGAACGGGACAATCAGCATCGGCGCTGTAGGCGACTGCACCGATGACAACAGCGGCGGGTACGGCGACGGTTTCGGCACGGCCTCCACGGTCAGTTCCCCGGCTTGGTACGTAACCATCGCAAACTCGACAGCCGCTTACAACACGCAGGACGGTTTCGACGCTCTGCACATCCAAGGCGGCGGCTCAACGCTCACCGTCAAAGGATCGCTCGCGTACGGCAACATGGGCCAGCAGATCAAGGAAGGCCAATCCGGGTCGGTCACCAACAATGTGCTGGTGGGAAACTGCAACGCGCTGCGCCAGTCCATCCCCGGCTTCCTGAGCGGATTCAACACCAAGCTCTCGGATTTCTGCCGCGCCGCCGATACCACCGTTTTGCTGAACGTGAACGACGGTTCAACCACGGTCTTTGCCAACAACACTCTGTTCACTGCCAGCGCCGTGGCTCTGGAGATCAACGTCAACGGAATCTGCACAGCGCCTTCGGGTACGTGCAATATGATCTATGAAAACAACGTGTTCTATGGGTTTACAAACAACATCGCCAACGGCTATCCGGGCGGTGGCAGCGGAGCTAATCCTGCGCCGGTCTACATCGACTCATCCAATCCGTTCTCGAACTTAGGTTCCACGTATTCCTACAACGCGACCTACGGGCAAAACTCTGGCTATCCGTGCCCGCTGACTGCGGATGGGGAGACACACGCGGTGTGCGTCTCCCCCGGCTTGGTTGACCAGACATGGCATCTCTACGGGATCGGAAACATGGCGCCTTCCAGCGGCTCTAGTGCGGTCGTAGGGGCGGGCGTGACAGCTAACGGGGTAACCACGGACTACAACGGCATTACCCGACCTAATCCGCCAGCGATCGGCGCGTTCGAGCCCACGGTAGCGGCAGCGATCGGAAACGGATTCTGGATGTTCAACCCCTACTAGCGCACAGCCGCACCTTGGGTGTAGCATCAGCGGCATTGATCCACTTTGGCAGAAAGCCCCTCAGCATGGCGCGGGGGCTTTTTTATTGCCCTTGACGTATACCCGCACAGTACCCGTATGATAAGGGTATGAGCGCAGAGCGCCAAAGGAGATCGAACATGGGAAGCAGAAAGCGCGGAGACAACGAAGCAGCCAACACCCGCCGCACGGTCGCACAGAATCAAGCAGAGCAAGCGCCGCAAGGTTTGCAGATTATCGGCATGACGGTTGAAAACATCAAACGCATCCGTCTCGCGCGCATCAAGCCCAAGGGCAACGTAATCGTCGTCGCCGGCAAAAACGGATCTGGCAAGACTTCGCTGCTCGACGCGATCGCATGGGGTTTGACCGGAACCTCCACCGTGCCAACCTATCCAATCCGCAAGGGCCAGCGCGTGGGCACCGTAAAGATCGACCTGGGCGACTTCATCGTCACGCGGCACTTTACACACGTTGACCAAGACAAAAGCGCAAAGGGACTGACCTACGTTACCAAGCTACTCATCGAAGGCAAGCGGCGCGAACAATTCCCCAGCCCCCAATCGCTGCTCAACGGCCTGATGGGCAAGATCTCATTCGACCCGCTCGCGTTCACCCGCATGGATGACGCCGAACAACTGAAAACGCTGCGCGGACTCGTAACGTTTGACATCGACATCGACCAAGTGCAGAACCAAATCAAGTATACCTACGACCAGCGCCGCGACGCTGGCAGAATCTTCGACAGCGCCAAGGCCCGACTCGCCGCGATGAGCAAGCCCGACCCCGATGTGCCCCTCAAACCCCTGGACGTAGAGGCCATCACGAAGAAGCTCGAGGGCGCGGCCAACCACAACAACATGGTTGCCCAGCTCAAGCGCAAGAAAGCCAGCTACGAGGAGACGGCGGCACACTACGCCGAAGAGGCAAAATCAAAACGCGAGCAGGCGGCCGAGCTGCGGCGTCAGGCCGAAGACATGGACCGATTGGCCGAGGAATGCGTCTTGAAAGAAGCTGAGGCCTTGGCGCTCGGAGCCAAGGTGGATGTAGGTGAGGAACTGGACACCGCCGCGCTGTCTCTCGAGATCTCGAACGCAAATTCCGTCAACGCGAGGATCTCTGCGGCCGAGCGCTACCGGCTCACCGAGGACGAAGTCAAGGACGCAAGCGCGGAGTGGGATCGCCTCGACGCCGTGCTGAAAGAGCGCACCAAGTATCTCGACGACGCTCTGGCTAGCGCAAAGATGCCGATTCAGGGTTTAGGCATCGGCAACGAAGAGGTTCTCTACAAAGGCCTACCGTTTGCTCAGGCGTCGAACGCCGAGCAGATCCAAGTGAGCATGGCGCTCGCGATGGCCTCGAACCCCAAACTGCGCGTGCTGCGAATCGCCGATGGAAGCCTGCTCGACGATGACAGCTTTGCGCTTATCGCCGACGCGGCCGCCAAGAACGGGTTTCAGGTTTGGATCGAGCGCGTCGATACCACCGGCAAGGTAGGGATCGTGATGGAGGATGGAGAGGCGAGCGGCGACGAGGTTATACCCGAGGAGGCAAAATGATGAACAGTCTTACTGTAGATGACGTGATCGACACCAAAGTGATTGAGATGTGCGAGATAAGTGGCGCATGTAAAGCTGGATTGAATTGGCTTTTGCAAAAGCCACGCACATATCAACAGCTGCGCGATAAATCGCTGAACTGGTATCGATGGATGGCCAAGCACAAAAATTATCCGGCCACGCTGGAGCTGCTGGCCAAGGACGCCGACGTCTACGTGCGCTACGGTATCGCCGGCAACGCCAACACGCCCGTCGCCACGCTGGAGCTGCTGGCCAAGGACGCCGACGGCGACGTGCGCAGAGGCATCGCCAGCAACGCCAACACGCCCGTCGCCACGCTGGAGCTGCTGGCCAAGGACGCCGACGGCTACGAACGGCACGGGATCGAAGTCAACGCAAACACCACCGTCGCAACGCGGGAGCTGCTGGCCAAGGACGCC